GATCCCCCTGAAGTTAGCCGTGTTGGTGCGAGTGTTATCGCTGCCCGTTGCCCCGCTCACGGTGCCTTCAAATAGATCCAAATCAGCTTTGGTTGGGTACTGGGTACTGTTTCTGAAAACAATAACGTCTCGGGCCTGCTTTACGGCGGTATTGTTAACCTTCCACTCAACCAATATGCCAGCGAAGCTCTTTGGCCTCATTGGGTCTCTTGGGTCAAACCTAAACTGTCCGCCAACCTTTAAGAAATCGTTAGTGGTAAGGTTTGCATAATCAGCGGCGAGCACTGGAACCGATTGAGACCACTCGTGACGACACCAAAATTGGTCGTTATTTATACCAGTGTCTGCAATGTAATTCCAAGCATCACCAACGGATTGCGCGTTGGCATAAGTAACCGCAGCGTTGGTCATTGCGCCGACGTTTGGCTTTTCAGTCTGCGCTGTCTTGAGTACGGTATTGTCATAAGCCGAGCCGACTATCGGGAAAAAAGTACCCGAACCGTATTGCCGCAAAACGCGCTGCTGCAAGGCTGCACCAAATTGCGTATCGGGATAATTTGGCGATGACGCTAAGAAAATATTTCCAAGAAAACTTTTAAAGTCTTGCCCTGCGCCATGATTAACAATCAAGCTGCTAAAATGCTTCCATTGAAACTGCTGCGGGTTGGGTTCGCCTACATTTACGGTTCGATCTGTCAGGTCAAAGTTGGGCCAATTATCATACACAACACCATTAAAATAGGCGTTAGTATAGTCAAATAGAGCGTTGCGAAACTTATAGGATACAGTTGCAACATTATTTGTCGTGTCAGGCTCCGCACTGGTGAATGTGCTGGGCCAAGGGGCGAGCGGGTTCTCGGAAGCTCCTTTGCCTCCGGCCACAATGACATCAGTGCCAACTGCGTCAACAGCCAGCACTGATGTTGATATAACCCCGCCAGTCGTAATTGCCATCTTGAATTAGGTTGGTATTACGACGTTTGCCGCCTGAACATACTCAACAATAACATAACACTCGCCAGAGCCACCGTTTGCTGGTGTGATGCGAATACGCTTATCGTCTGTGCCGACATTAACCCAGTTTTTAACAATGGATGCGCTTGCCGTTGGCGCAATGTTCGTCTTACCGATGGCCGAGAGGGCGGTGCCAGTGGCCAGCGCGGTGGCTGCAACTACGCCCGTGCCAGCATTGTCATAGTCCCAGCCAACATCTACAGTGTTGGTCGCGGCAAAAACCGTGGTAACAAAAATATTGATACTCTTGATCAAAGAATTTGCTGGAATAACGATGGTGGTCGCTGCGCTGGTGTTGAGCGCGGTTTGAGTCAATTGTGCCGAGACTTGTGACATCTCAACAAAACCAGTGTTAGCAATGTCTTCGCCAACTATTGAGCCTGTGGTGTGCTTGATTATTCCAGCCTTTATTGGGCCGGACACAGTAGTAGTACCCATGTCATTCTCCTGTCGTGGGTGAGTCTGCAAGTGCAGTCAGGATAAAGTAAAAAAGGCGACCCCGATAGAGGTCGCCTTGTTTTTTTAGCCGCCAGCGGAGCCGTAAACGCCGCGCCAGTCCGACCAGCCGAAACTATAACGCTCACGCGCTTTGTATCGGATATTACCTGTGCTGAAGTCAGGTTCCATATTTGTTTCCATCGAAGTTCTCTGGAACATTTTAAGACCTTCACCGCCTTCAGTGATTGTGGTGCAGAGGAAAAACGCTTCAGGGTCAGTCAGGTAGTGATTAACCATGTAGCCCTGCGGGAGGACTCCAGTATTTTTCATCGCATTGATGTCGTTGTCGGCAGTACCTGAACGTAGTGTAGAGTTCAAGATGCGGTCAGCAACAAAGTTTAGCTGAGGTGGAACAATCAGCTTGGTGGCTTGAACCGAGATGGTTAAACCTCGATCATCGGTGAATGTGCTGATGTCAATCAAAGCATCTTCTAGAGAGGCTTCGTTAAGATCAGACATAACCGTTGCACGGTTGGCAGCAGTTCCGCCGCCAGTCAATGGGTGCGCTGTGTTGATTAAAGAAACACCATCACCACCATTGTATCCACCAGTTGTGTTAAATGCGTTGTTCAAAATATCAGCGCCTTTAACTTCTTTGGTGTTAGCCATTGAGCGAGCTAACGCTTTAACATAGCGTTTTCCTAATGAGTCGTAGAGGTTATCTTCCACAGCTTCATCGGTTAACGAAAATGCTAATGCAATAGTCTCTGCTGTATAGCGAGAAGTCCAGCCTTCACCTGCATTATCAAACGCAACTGATTGGCCTTCGGTTTTTGTTGGAGCACTACCAAAGCCGGTGATTAACACCTCTTCTTCAAATGCTCGTTGAGAATCTTCAATAGTGAAGATGTCTGCATATTCTCGCGAATATGTGTCGTAACTTAAGCCAAACAAGGAGTTCAATCCCGGCTCTAACTCTTTTGCTAGTTGGGCGCGTGAAATAGCCATTATCTATTTACTCCTAACGGTTAAGCTAAGCCAGCAGACTTTACACCAAACACATGGTTCTGAATAACCACTAATATGTTCGCGTATGCCGCAGCCTGATCGCTATTATCGGGATCCCCAGAAATATCGAGGGCTTTTAAAGGAAGTGTTGCTGTCGTGGCGCCTGTTGAGACGGCCAGAGACATATTCGACGTTCCGGTCTTGTCGTTGCCAATAGGGCTGCCGTCAACAATATCGAAGTTGCCAAACAACTCCGTATCAGGAAACGCTGCGTCAGCCTGTACTGAAAAGACAACACTTGGGTCGTCAATCACATTTGCTTCAGCAACAAATCCTGCTGGTTTGTAGTTACTCCATTGGAGTTCACCAGCAGCATCTGTGTAGGTGCAACCGTTAAAAACGCCAATGATTGGGACAGTGGAAGCAGCTTCATGACGACCGATGGTGCCAGCAGTCTCTTGAAAACACAGGTCTCCTTGATAAAGAACTGTGCCAGATGCAACACGATAGCGAGACTGACCACCTGTGTAAGGTGCGCCACCAATCATGCGCGTGGGAACTAACCCACTAGGGCTATTAATGTTAGCCATTGTGTTTTACCTCATATTGGCGGGTAATATTACCCGCGACCAAAAGTTACTTGGCTGTCCCGCTGAGGATCATACTTCACATATCGACCGTCTTTGCTAGACTCGTTAAAGATTGAATTATCTAACGATTCTTTAGCCTGACGAGTTTTGTCTGCATAATAAGCATTACGTTCGTCAACAGTCTCGCTTGGTATTTTCGCCAGCAGCAAGCCTTCGTTGTACACAACGCCTTCATATCGACCGTTATCCATAGTGGGAAATTCAAAGTCTGCGGGAAGCTCAGTACCTTTTACAAGTTCCCAGCCTTCTCTGACTCGTCGGGCGACGTTTGCTCTGTCTTCCGATCCCATCATGCTCTCCCGAATCCAGCGGTAAGTATAACCGTTAGGCGCGGGCGGTGTTTCTAACTTTCGAGTTGGACGCCATGGTTTTCTTCGGGCCTGTTTATCGTGCGCCTGAGATTCACGCGAAGAACGGTTTGCTGGTTTTACTTTTACTTCAGTCATTTAAAATGCCTCTCTCTGTGCGATTTTCTGCTTCTCTTTCGCCACTCGCTGTAACCATGCTTCTTCGGTCATATTGTGTGGCTTGAGTCCTCGGAGACGCTCGACTTCAGACTTAGAAAAACTAACCCCGTTCTTTTTGCCTCGTGTTTGTTGCCGTCCTCCAGAACCTGAGGCAGACGCGACTCTTTGCACGGCGGGTCGCGACTGAGTATCCGAAGAGTCAATATCTTCAGAACCAGCATTTATGAGCGAAGGATACACTTTCGAGACGCGCTGGTCTAGTGCTGCGTAATATTCATCGCTATCCGGCTCAATGCCTTCATTTATAAGGTTAAAATGAGTGTAATAAGCAAACTGCGAAGCCTCTTTGTGTTCATCTGAGGACTCGTCGCCATACCAGCTATTTCTTTCATGCCAGCTTGCAGCTTCAGGAGTTGGCTCGTCCGACTCACCTGTCTCATCAGGCTCGCTGTATTGATTATAGACTTGCTGGGAAGACGCCGCCTGAAAGTTTTGGGCCGGTTGCTGGTACTGTGACTGGTACTGTTGCTGCTCTGATTCCTGTCGAGCAGAT